TCCCATCTGGACGCCCCGGTGCTCCATCCACTGGGAGAATCGCTTCTGGGAGAGCGTGCGCTCGCCGGCGTCCGTGGCCCAGCGTTTGTATTCGGCGTAGAGGTCTTGGCTGGCGACTTTTGCACTAGCATCCAGCACGCAGCATTCGGCCAGGAAATCCTGCAGGACATCCATTTCGTCTCTATAACCTGCGGTTGCGATGCGTACCTCGGGTGGTTCGCCCATTCCGTAGCGTTGCCAATCCAGGCAGCCTCGAACGGCCCAATTACAGATGCCTGATAGTTCCTGCTGGAATTCCGTGAGGATCTGTTCCATTGGTCGGCGTTCCTCTTCTGGGATGCGAATGAGGAACGGGACAAGTTTCAAGCGATCCCAGATCGCATCGTCGGTGCCTGAGACTCGAGGCTTGTAATTGCTGCTCAAGTAAATTTTGAATCGCGGTGTGAATTCAAACCATTCTCCACGCATGAATCGAGCGACTATTCGATCGCCACCTGAGAGGTCTTTTACAAGCGCTTCGTCGAGTCGGTTGCCGTCGCCGGTCTCGCTGGCGGTCACCAGCCGAACTCCACGGAGGCGTGCGATGTCGTTTGGGATCGTGTCGCCTTTCTTGCTTAGCAGCGTTTGTGTTGGGGTTCGTGCTGTGTAGCCATCGCCAAGGAGCAACCGCATCCCCTCGAGGAATACAGTCTTTCCGTTCTTGCCAACACCATGCAGAATAAACAAGCATCGCTCGGAGGTAGATCCCGTGATGGTGTAGCCGACAGCACGCTGGATGAATGTGACCAGGTCGCGATTGCCGTCCATGATTCGCTCGAGGAAGCTTTCCCAATGAGGGCAAGTCGCCTCGATGTCGTAGTCCAAGTTCAGACACCTTGTGATAAGGTCGGTCTGCCGATGTGGGAGCAGCAGTCCGGTTCGCAGGTCGATCGTCCCGTTGTGGCAATTCAGCAGCCACGAGTCTCGATCCAACTCGTCTGGCCCGATGGCGATCCCCGGCTCGCTGCGTGCAAGGGCTAGCATCGCCGTGATGCGAGATACCTGCTCTGATTGAATCGCATGCCGATGTAGCTCCTCGCGATCCTCGGAGTCGGCAACTTCGCTCACCTCGCTGTAGATACTCAACACGGTATCTTTGGCCAATCGTTCGGCCACAGCCTGATCGAAGGACCAATGCGTTCCATTCCAGGCGAGCCATTGGTTGAACTCATAGCAGTACCGAATGTTGGCTCCGTGTTTACGAACCAAGCGTTGTGCGTTGCCGAAGTCTGTGCAACCGAGGCCACGTAGTTGCTCGACGCCGGCCATGCGATCGGCAGTGACCCTGGCTGGTTTTGCTCGCACTTCCTCTAGGCCGGCTCTGAAACCGCTTGAAAAGGTCGATTGCGACTTATCTGATTCCTCGGCTAGGAGCCCACATAGATCGGCCGCGCGGAGGCACAGGCTGCGTGCTTCGCTCTCTGGTATTCTCGCTTTGGCGCAGTGGTACGATGCGCTGTTGAGTGCATCGTTGCGATAGCCGGGCGCAACGAACCCTCGTAGGAAATCGAGCGTCGGCTTAGCTAGTCGCTTGCTGGGTGCCTTGGGCAACTGCCGGATGATGCAGCTATCGATTGTCCCACATAGATACCTGTCGCCACCTCGCTCGTTGGGCTCGTTGGGTAGCCAGACTGCGGATCGCTTTTCGGTCTTAGGGAAGCACTCGATGTCCCCTCGACGATTGAATCCCCAGGACTTTGACCATTCGTTGAACGCTTCGATGGCCATGGGCTCGGCGAGTGCGTAGAAGCAGTGCAGCCCCTTGCCACTCTTGCTGGTAAATCGGATCGACGAAGCACCTAGAAATCGGTCAACGCGATCGGCTAGGTGTACGTTACCACCGTCCCCTTCGTGATCATCGAAATCAAAACAGACTCGCACGACCCCACCATCGCGGTGTGGAACGAACGCCAAACGCGAACCGTTGGTGATTCGATAAGGCTTGCCGTCTTGAGTGATGGAATCGAAAGATTCAGAAGCCAGGGAGCCGGCTCGATAGGCACCGATCGCGCGCTCCGAGTGCTCCTGCCCATTGACCCAACCAGGACCGTCGCTCTTCCCTTTGGGATACATGATGCAAACGGTGTTGGGTTCACAATAAGGCAGGAGCCACTCGAGTAAAGACAAACGATCAATGGACATAAAATGCGTATCCTTGACAGGGGGCAGAGGAAACGGGCCAACTGATGGCAGCTAGGTCTGAAGCGGAATCCAGCCGAAGGATTTGATTTCCTTGATTGCCTTCATCTCAGCCGCATGTCGCAGGTTCGAGGCGATTGCACCCTCGGATAGCTTGAACGATGCAGCAATTGCTTTTGCCGAGACGGGCTTTTTGCCGTCGTACATTTGCGATATGCGCTCGACGAGCATATCGATCGTCGGCACTGGGAAATCCATTGGCGCGTCGCAGGTGATGTATTCAGTGACCATCGGTTCCTCCTTCGGAGTGGTTTGGGTTTGAGAACTAGCTAACGTTTCGGCATCGAGTTTTTCAGCGATGTCGAGATAGACCTCAGCCCAAGCTTCAGCAGCGCTGCTTGGGATGGAGAATGTTTCGTTGGGCAACTCGTCCATTGGATTCATCCCTAGACCTCCGCTACTTGAAAATGGAGTGGGTTAGTATGCGCAGGCTGCTCAGCCTGAATTTGAGCCATTCGCCAACCACCTGGCATCGTGACCAATGCTCGCTTTTCGAGCTCGATCGGTTCGAATGGTTCTGCCGCATCGGCTTCACCGTTAGCAGGTGCATCGGTGTAGAGGATCCCTGCAAAGTCGGCCGCAGTCTCTGCTGCAGCAAGCACTGCTAAAGTGAACCTTCGCAATTGTGCAAACAGTGGCAGCGCTGGCATGATGTCAGGAATACCGCGAGTCTGTCCTGGTCGGTCAGCACGGAACCAATGGAGCACGGCCGAAGCGTCGATTCGATCGTAGTCGCTGCGAGCCGAGTAAAATCCGTCCCCGGGATGATTCTTTAGTACGTGGTACTCGATCGGATTGCCAGCCGCATCAAAGACGATCCCATCAACCGCACTTGTCGATAGCCGATCCAAATCGGGAGTTGTGACCTGGTCGGCTTCGACAAGTCGAAGGTCAAGCTGGACATCAGTGCTTAATCGTGGGTTGGTCGTAAAGATCGCGAAAGATTCGCCATCCGTGGCGCGAGCCATCCGCATCGTGCGTAGTTTTTCCGCGAGGTTGATCGATTTTGCCCACATCATGAAGGCATGTTCGATGCGTCTATTTGCGTCTGCATCGTTGGTGAGCATCTGCAACCGGGGGCCGGTACCGACGATGTCGTGGGCAAGGGTTAGCACAATCCCACGAGCATACGAGTTGTTGGCCGTTTCATACCGAGCACGGTTCCTAAGGATCCGGCGAACTTCGGCGCTATTGGATGCGTTGGGTGAGAGCCCATCGGCATTGGCCCAATGGCGACGATTATCATCGGTAGTCACCGCAGCGTCATAACGAGCGCGCACAACCCTCGCAACGCTTCGCGATTGCGAGAGAGTGTTTTTGGGAGACCACCAATTGGAAATCCAGGACAACACGGTTACTCGGCCCCCGGTGGAACGATTTTGTTGAAGATCAAGCCACGGCGCTTGGATTTTGCGGCTTGCTTGGAGGCTAGATAGCGATCGGCTTCGATCTGGTCGGTCAGCTTGTGCTGCTCGATACTGCCAGCATCGCCCGAGGCCTTGGCAGGACCTTGCGCGTTTTCTGTGATAGCTTGCTGAAGATCGTCAGACATTCTGGCAACGTGACCTGCGATTGAAGGATCCGGAACTCTGGTTTACCCCTCACTTACCTATGCCAGAAAGTTTTCTCCGTGCGCGCAAAAATCCATGTTTGGAATCATCGTTGCTACATGTAGCAATCTTGGTCCTTAGTGGTCGTGATTTCATAGGTCACGATCCGCCTGCCGCAATGCCGACACTCCTTGCGCCTGCGAATACGACCATCACGAAGCGGTTCGGTATTGGTCGTGTAAAAGTGTCGGCACCCGCACTGCGGGCATACGATCCCTCGATCCGGAGGGTCTTGCTTTTGATCGCTCATCGGTTTCGTTTCCTTTGCATTTCAGCGAAACTGATCCGACCCGATTTAGGGATACCAACCGATTCGCTTCCTGAGAGCGCGACCCCTTGCATCGACGCTCCAACGCAGCAACCGACGATGCAATCAAGCCAGTGGTTGTCACCTCGCTCTGGGCGCTGCTTCCATTCATCCACGGTTCGACCACGGCCTTCGGTCCGCACTCGGTACTCGGCACAAAGGTGCTCGGCTAGAAGCCGATGGGTCTCAGGGCTTGTTCCAAAAAAGGACAGGCAACCTTTACTCCCCATCGAGACAGCCAGGCGAGCGTGCATGAAGGTTTTCCAGTAGTTGGTGTCATAGACCACGTGCCGAACGGCTCGTTTCCCATGAATGTTAGGGATTCGCCAGTTGTGGCCCACGCGATCCCCTGGGCGACGCTTGTACTCGGAGAACGGCTGGCTCGATGCCCCAACGAACCTCCCGTGGCTTGGGATTACGATGCCAGCGTGGGCACTTTGCCTGCAGAACTGGTAGACCACATCGGTCGAAGCACCCCAGTTGGCATCGATCAGGCATCGCTCGATTCGCATCATGGCACCATCATCACGTCGCCATTCCCGACCGATTAGATCCCCGGTCAATTGCTCAAGTCCGGCGTAGATACTCCCCTCGAGCCCACCGGCTTTGGTCGCGGTTGCTAGGGTGCTCCTTGCATCCCGAAGTGTAAAATACGGCCGCTTCTGATCCGGATAGCTTCCATAGTCGATAAGGTATCCAGTGAAATCGCTCTCCCAGGCGACCACGGTGTAAAACAGGAGCGTTGCCTGGACGTCGACGAACATCGTTAGATGGTTGGTGGAAATCGGGACCACCCGCCTGTCAATCCGATTGAACTTTGCAGCGATCTGATCTGCTGTCAGTTCGTTGTCGTTTGCTTCCTGTTCTGGTAGCGGTTCGTTTTGGTACTCGGCAAAGAACGCTGCTTCGTCTTGAAGCTTGAGGTTCATCGCATGTTGGATCGCTGAGAGTTCATCGTGGTTGTAGCGCTCGGGCCATGCGACCTGCGATCCCAGATCCATAGCGGCCCGATTCGAGCCGTAGAATTCGGTGGCCAACGATAGATCCCCACGGCTACGAAGGCTCTCGGCGCGGAGCTCTGCGTACTTGGCCCAAAGTTTTTCGTCGCTTGGGAACTCATAGACCATCCGGGTCCGTTCCCCATTCCATTCTGGATGTTTGTCACGCGAAAGGATGTTGTCGGCCATATCACCTGGGCGAATAACCGTGCAGGGCATGATCCCAGAGATTTTTTTACCAGGGCCCGAGAGACCCAGGATAGCCCCCGCGAGGATACTTTCACGCGTGGCGCACTGGGAAAGGGACCTTGCTGATTCGTCCGTTTGAGGATCGTCGATGACTACAAGGGTTGGCCGAACGGTCCTGCCATCGGATCGCTTGTACTTCATGCCTCGGATCCGACCTGTGATCCCAGCGACCTTGATGATCGCTCCGCTTGCGATGCTTCCTGGCATCGTAGGCAGGACGATCTCTTTGGCGGTCCATCCAATGTGGGTTCGCTCCCCTTTGTAGAGCTGGCCATTGCAGCGATTGGCGATTCCATCTAGGGATTGGATCGGAAACACCACCTCGGGGTAATCGGCAAGAAGCAGCTCGTTTCCATCGAGTTCCATCTTGATCGACTCGAGCATATCGCAGGCATGACCCTCGTCGCTACCGATGAGGCATACGAACTCACGATGCCCGTTGAGAACCGCCCAAATGCAAGCACATTCACAGATGGTGGTCTTGCCACTCCCCCGAGGCATTGCCATCGAGAAGAGTCCCCCTCGCAGAACCGCTTGCTCGATCCGGTTTATGACCTTCAGGTGATCATCCGACCAAGCCAGATGAAACGTCAATGGAAAATAGCTCTCGCAGAAGTATCGAAAATTCGTTGCTGCCTTGGCTTTTCGCTCAGGGGCGGCGATCTCGGGCAGCTCGCCGATGTCACGACCCGCCGTTGCGATAGCCACATTGCGCGCCCGTGCTCGTTCTTTGAGCTTCTCGTATGGATCGCCAGAGGTCTCGGGCTCTGGCGCATGCCGAGTCTCGACTAGCCATGCCCCGTAGCGAAGAAGGTCAACGTACCTTGCATCGCCGATGCGCATGCCAGCGCGAGTTCGGTGTCGATACAGTTGCCTCTCGCTAATGACCTCACCCAGGGGTGTGGAGTTTAGCATTCTGCAAAGTTCGCTAGGTCGAAGTTTTCTTGGATCACTCACCACGGCCCATCTCCTTTACCATCCATGCGATGTAGTGGACCAAGTTGATTGATCCATCTTGGTTTGTTGGAGCACCGCTTTCGATGTCCAGCACGATGTTTTCCTCGGGGATCCGGATCTTGGCCGCTGCCGAGAGGAGTTTGGCCGCTTGCTCGGGGGTTAGTCGGTTCGGATCGATCGGTTTTTTTTCATCACTCATGCCAGGCTCCCTTCGTAGAGGATTGGCACCGTGGCCCACACGGGGCCCACCGGCGTGTTTTCTTTTGACGTTCGGCCCCTTGGGCAAGGTGATTTCGCATGCGTGTTATTGCAAGCCGTGGCGTTGGTTCGCATGCCAATAAAGTTTGCCAAATAACATGCTTTTCTTCCATAGATAGCTGGATTGAATCCGAACCGCATGGCTCAATGTCAACACGCAAACGCAATGGCGATTGCAAACGACAGACCAACCCAAACCAAACGGAAAGACGCAGATGAACGCTAACGAGATCGCCTTCGGAATTGAATTCGAGACCACCCTCCCAAACAGCGACACCACACCGATCGGACCATACCACCACGGATACCAAGTACCTTGGCTCCCCACCGGATGGAGAGCAGAACGCGACGCGAGCATCAAACCAGAAACCCCCAACCGCAAGGGATGCGAATTCGTAAGCCCCAAGCTCAAGGGATACGAAGGCCTCAAACAGATCGAAGACGCGATCGACAAGATCAACGAACACGGAGCGAGGGTCAATGCAACCTGCGGTTTGCACATAACGATCGAATGGAATGGGGATGCAGCCGCCTTGGCCAGATTGATTTCCTTGGTCGGCAACCACGAAAAAGCGATTTTCGCAAGCACCGGAACACGCCGGCGAGAACAAACGGTCTACACCAAACGGATCAAACAATACGGGGACAAAGACGCCGCTAAGAACCGATGCGAAGCGGATCGCTACCACCTTTTGAACCTCACCCACCTGGCAGCCGGTAAGAACCGGATCGAATTTCGGGCTTTCGCCGGAACGCTCAACAAGACCAAGGTGGTCGGATACCTGATGATGGTCCTGGGGTTGGCAGAGCTCGCGATGAATACCAAACGATGCGCCGATTGGGACTACGCCAAGAAAGACGGAACCAAGAGCTGCTGGGATCGACCCGGGGCTGGCCTGGGCGAGACAGAACTCAACCGCCTTTTCTACCGGCTCGGATGGACCAAGGGTTGGTACAAGGGAGAGCTTCGAAGCAAGATCTTCGGCGAGATCACCGGCGAGACCACCCGCGAATGGAAAACGATCAAGAACAAGCTTTTGGAGATGGCCAAGAAATACGACCAAGCGGCCTAAGGGCCTAGCGGGCAAGACCCTTGGGACAACCCCCAAGGGTCGCTGGCCGGTCGCAACACGGCGCGATTGGTGCGTTGTGTTTGCAAACCAGCTCTCTGGCATGACTGGGTTATTTGATTTTCTTACCGGAACCGTATTGATGTCTTTGTGCTGGATGTACTGATGTCTAGCGACCTTTTGTTTTGAACCTATTTCAAAATCTATGGAGAACAGACCATGACGATCGACGAATTGATTGCGCGCCTCGAAGACTACCGCGATGAGATCGGTGGCGATGCCCAGGTCCGGTTGATGACCCAGCAGAACTGGCCCTTTGAGAACTCTATCTACGGATTGGCATCCGGGGCCGAGATCAACGACTACCAGGACGATGAGGACGGGGATGACGACGATGACAGCGACGATGCGGCCGAGGATTCGGTGCTCTTTATCGTCGAAGGCCAGCAGCTGGGATACGGAACCAAGCGGGCCTGGGACGTAGCTCGCGGCAATTAATTTTAGGCGATTCAAATGATTTTTCAAAAGCTGGAAGATTACTGCCGGAATCTCGCATAACCGAGTTGCAATTGTTTTGCGACCATTGCAATGTTTGTCATACGCCAAACGAAGCACCACCCTTTCCAAGACGGAGAAACAAAAATGGCCAACGAAAAGATTGACGTAACGGACCTCGACCTGGTGATCACCAAGATCGAAAAGCGAACTTCCAGCGGGGGAGCTTGGGTACGAGGCAAGATCAACAACGCGGTTCGGTTCGAAGCCCTGGTCTTCGCCGAACACGCAGAGAGCGAAGACTACGAACTCGGACGCACCAAGATTTCGAAGCTCTGGATTCAAGACATCCAAACCAAGAAGACCCTTTTCAACTTCGACCGCGGGTTGGATGTACCCGCAGCGACCACCGAGATTCAGGTGGTGGTCGACTTCCTCGGATGCGGGTTGGCCGACCTGGTCTGGGGATCCTAAGCCGAAATCCCGACGCGATCGGGATCGTCGCTCGGTAGTGCGAGCGGCCTGACGATGGCAGCTAACCACGGTTCCAATACGGGAGAGAGACGAATGAAGAAGGCAGAGGTCAAGATCGGTGGCAAGTACTATGCGAACGTCACCGGCAAGAAGGTCGAGATTCAGATCGATAGCGAGAAACCCAGCGGTGGTTGGAACGCCACCAACCTCGCGACCGGCAAGAAGATCGTCATTCGAACCGCCCAACGATTGCACGGAGAGGTCGGCAAAGGCAAATCGACCACGAAAACCCAAAGCGAATCGCAAGTAGAAACGCCCACCGATGCAAACCCCGACATTATTCCCCTCAAGGCGAAGCGATCGGCCAAGAGCGCTGAGGGACAAGAGACCAAGCGGGTCGCCAAGAAGACCGAGGGCCAGGAACCCAAACGCCTGAGTGCCTTGGCTGCCGCCCACAAAGTTTTGTGCGAAGCGACCGAGCCGCTTAACGTCCAGCAGATGATCGAGGCGATGACCACCAAGGGTTACTGGACAAGCCCTGGTGGCAAGACACCCCACGCGACTCTCTACAGCGCGATCCTCCGAGAGTTGGCCAAGGGGGAGGCTTCGCGATTCGTAAAGACCGATCGGGGCAGGTTCGTAGCCGCTAGCGCGACTGCCGAGGTGGCCCAGTGAGCGCCGATCCGAATTACCGAGTCGCAGATGCGATGCGAAAGGTCGCGCTGCGACTCGATGAGGCTTTTGAGTCGGGCAAGGTGGCTTGCATCTACGCCAACCACCTTGCCGAGATCCTGCTCTCGATTGCCGAAGAGCTAGATCCACCACTACCCAACCGCAATCAGACCACCACGACCATGGAGCGCTAGTATGCACATCGGACAGATCCATCTGGTGAGCGACCTTACGGACGGCCAGCGGGTCTACCCCGATGCCGACCATTCGTACCTGATCCAATCCGAAGACGATCCATCGCTCGATACCACGGTCCAGTACGTCGAGCGCCGAGGGGATCGATTGATCGCCCGAGGGAACAACGGCCAGGCCTATGCGGTCTCGGGTTTGGGCAGGTACGAGCTCAAGACGATTCGGAATTGGCTCCGGCGCTAGCACGGGTCGATCTGGCGACAGCGCCCCACGTTTGCCACGTGTGGGCGTTTTCTCGTTGGGTGGCCTAGTTACCCCAGGGTCCAAACCGACCCGACCGGTGCTAAACTGTGGCGTTTGCGGGGCTCGAAAACATTCTTCGAGAATCCAAAACATTACTTTCCACATCGGCTTTACTTCCTGCCCAACGCATGCGAAATGTGTTGTAACGCCAAACGAAAACCCCAACGCAAACACGGAGAAACGAAGATGACCACCGCCGAGAAACAAGCCAACGAAAAAATCCTTCGCGACGCCTTCCGCACGATGGACCCG